ATATTGATATTCTTCAATTGCCTTGGAGTGAGAAAGAAGTTTTTAGTATTACACCTGTAATCACTGGTGCTGGTAGAGGTTTTGGAAGAATCTTGGTAGGTGCATTGATGATTGGTGCTGCAATATATTTTGGCCCTGCGGGTGCTGGTTTTATGCAGGCAGGTATGGGAGCTACTACCAGCGCAGGATTCACTATAGGAGCAGCAGCTTCATCTTTTATTGGATCAGTTGGTGCAGCGTTGGTTCTCGGTGGAGTTGCAGATATGCTCTCGCCACTACCTGAAATGCCTAGAGATCCTTCTCGCAATGAGAGTTATGGATTTGGAGGGGTTGCCAATACAATGGCTCAAGGGACTCCTGTCCCAATAGCGTATGGTCGATTGTTTGTAGGTAGTTCGCCTATATCAATTGGTCTTGACGTAGATCAGGTACAAGTATGACTATTATTCGAGGTGCTGGTGGTGGTGGTAAAGGGGGTGGAGGTCATACACCAACAGAGGCCGATGATTCACTCCAATCGGTTCAATATGCAAAGGTTTTAGATCTTCTTTGTGAAGGCCCAATTGAGGGGTTAGATAATCAAACTTACCCTTTAAATAGTATTTATTTAGATGGTACTCCTATTCAAGATTCCACAGGAGGGGAGAGATTTGACCCTAATAGTTATTCTATTATTTATGATAGGAAAGGGACTCAGGGTCAAGCCTATATCTCTAATTTAGAAGGTGTAAGTGTAGAAAAATCGAGTTCTGTTGGATTACCAGCCAATGTAACGAAAACAAGTCCACCTGCTACGGCAACACAACAAATAGGAGATGCTACGAATAGTACAAGTATTGATAAAATAAGAGTAACTATCGAAATCCCAAGTCTACAAATCCTTACAGATAAAGGAGATATAAATCCTAATAGTGTCCAAATAAAAATACATTTAACCGAGAATGGTGGATCTCAAGTGACGAAGATAGATGATACTATTAGCGGTAAATCTAGTAGTAGTTATAAAAAAGATTATATAATAGCAGTGCCTACACACAATGGTCAGAGTGGTGGTTCTAGTAATTGGCCTATAAGTGTAAAAGTTGAACGAATTAGTGATGATTCTACTAATAAGAACATTAGTAGTACCAATTGGCAAAGCTATACATTAATAAGTGAAGAGAAGTTAACTTATCCTAATACAGCTCTTTGTTATTTAAGATTCGATTCAAGTTCTTTCAACAGTATACCTTCACGTAAATATTTAATAAGAGGGTTAAAAGTTAATATTCCTCATAATGGTTCAGTTGATACTGCTACACATATAGGTCGTATTACATATTCAGGTTTATTTAATGGTACTGTTAATAATTTACAATGGACAAACGATCCTGCCTGGTGTCTCTGGGATTTACTCACTAATACAAGGTACGGGGTTGGTATTCCTGCAAGCAGTTTAGATGCATTTGACTTCTATGAAATTTCAAAATATTGTAATGAATTAGTCGATGATGGTACGGGTGGAGAAGAACCAAGATTTACGTGTAACTTATTACTCAATTCAAAAGCAGAAGTCTTCAGGATCATAGGAGTTCTCACGGGTATATTCAGAGGCATGGCATATTATGGGGCGGGTGCTTTAGTAAGTTTGCAAGACAAGCCTCAAGATTCTCAATATATCTTAGGGCCAGCGAATATAATTAATGGACATTTCAAGTATTCTGGTACTTCTCAGAAAGCTAGACATACAGTCGCTTCTATTGCTTATCAAGATTATGATGGATTAGGAGAAACAAAGGTTCAGTATGTAGAAGATGCTGCTTCTGTTGCTAAATATGGTGTAATCCCAAAAGATCTTCAAGCTTTAGGTTGTTACAGTCAAGGTCAGGCTAGACGAGCTGGAAAATGGCTTTTGCTAAGTGAACAATATCTGACTCAAACAGTAACTTTCGCAGTTGGTATTGACACTGGAGTCGTTTTAAGACCAGGGATGGTTATAGATGTTGCAGATCCAGTGAAATCAGGCAGAAGGCGTTTTGGTCGCATAGCCTCTGCTACTACAACTGCTGTGACTGTTGATGATGACACTGATTTAAACACTATAGATATGAGCAAAGAGCCAACTATTTCTGTAATGCTACCTACAGGCTTAGTGGAGACAAAAACAATTACTGCTATAGCTTCTTCCAACGCTAAACAGATAGATATTCAAGGAGCATTTAGTGAAGCCCCAGACACACAAGCAGCTTGGTTGATTCAAACAACAGTCATACAATCTCAACAATTCAGAGTTATCGCAGTTTCAGAAGCGGAAGATGGTCAATACAGTGTTGTAGCCCTTCAATATAATTCCACTATTTATGATGCAGTTGAGGCAGACGCCAAGGTAGAGCAACGTGATATTTCAGATCTTAATGATCCTCCTGGCGATGCATCTGATCTAAACGGTAGTCAATTTTTATATGAGTCTGGACAAGTCCTTGTCGGATTTACTTTTTCGTGGTCTGCACCTACAACAGGTGGGCCTCCAAGTTCATATAATGCTAGTCATAGGTTCTCAACTGATGGGGTTAAGTTTAGTAACTGGGTAACTGTTAATACTGCTAGCCCATCTATTGACATTAAAGAATTAGGTGAAGGGATATTAGAAACAAAAGTTCAATGTGTTAATTATCTAGGAAAAACTAGCGGGACTGCTACTAAGACTTTTACTTTGCCTGGTAAATCTGCGAAACCAGGTAATGTTGCTAATCTTACTTTTGAACCTATTAGTGCTAATTCTGGAAGACTCAGATGGGATCAATCTGTTGATCTTGATGTAAAAGTAGGTGGCAAAATATTCATTAAGCATTCTTCTTTGACTGATGGGACTGGAACCTGGAGTAATTCAATTGATCTTATTAATGCTAAAGCAGGAAATGCAACAGAAGCAGTTGTACCAAACATAAATGGGGAAATACTTGTTAAATTTGCTGATTCATCTGGAAATTTAAGTGAGACAGAAGCGAGTGTAATTATTAATATTATCGAACAGGCCAAGACTCTTGTTATTAAAACTGATAGAGAAGATACAATTAGTCCTACGCCTTTTAGTGGAAGTAAAACTAATACAGAATATGATGCGGCAACAGATACATTAAGGCTCACAGTTGATGGTGATGGAGATGTTAATGCAACAGGTACTTATGCCTTTGCATCGGCTCTTGATTTAGAAGGAATTTATTCTCTTGATATTGTTCGGCACATGGTAACTCTTGGAGTTTTCCAAAGCACTGCTGATTATATTGATACTTGGCCTGATGTAGACGCTAGGACTGATTGGGATGGGGATGTTATTGACAAAGTTAATGCAAGCTTAATGGTTCGAGCCACACCAGATGATCCAGGGAGTTCTCCAACGTGGGGTAGTTGGCAGCCTTGTGCAAATGGAACATACAGGGGACGAGGCTTTCAATTTAGAAATGATTTAACAAGTAGTTCAACTGATCAGAACGTATTAGTGGATCAACTTGGTTACTCAGCGAGTCTTACTCAGAGGACAGAACAAAGTTCTGTAATCGTAGCCAGTGGAACAGGAGGTAGTGGCAAATCAATTACATTTACAAATGCATTTTTCACAGGAACGTCTGCAATTCTTGGTGCGAACACTCAACTACCTGGAGTTGGAATTGTTGCTCAAAATATGGCTAGTGGTGATTATTACAATGTCACTGCTGTTTCCTCTACTGGGTTTACTATTATTTTCAAGAACTCTTCTAATTCTATTGTTGATAGGAATTTTTATTGGACTGCTGTAGGTTATGGACGAAAGGTTTAAACTAGGAGAAAAGTAAAAGAACAATGTCTCCCACCCACGATTACACCATAAGTAACGGCTCAGGCTCGACTGTAAGAAATGATCTTCAGGATGCTTTAAGAGCTTTAAACTCGGCAAATAGCAGTGGTTCTGCTCCGACTTCACAATTAACGGAGGGAACTCCGTGGATGGATACAAGTAACCATATTTTAAAAAGACAGAATCAGAGTTCTGCATGGGTATCACTTAGAAAAGATGACGGCACAGTATTAATCCCAGATGGATCGGCTGGTTCTCCAAGTGTTCAGCTTTCTGATGACGGCAATACAGGTTTATATTCAGCAGGTGCAGATCAACTCAATGTTTCTACAAATGGAGTTGCAAGACTAAATATTTCAACTACAGCCGTTGCTTCAACTCTTCCAGTTACGACTATTGATGGTACTGCGGCAGCCCCAGCTTGGAGCTTCTCAGACGATACAGACACCGGACTGTACTCAGCTAATGCAAATGAACTAAATTTTACGACTGGTGGTACTAGAAGAGTTTCACTTGATAGCAGTTCTCTTAGTGTTGTTCCTA